GCCCATCTTAAGTCCCCGCCATCTCCCATATAGAAAAATCCTCTCAAAAATGAAGCCTTTTCCAAAATTGGACCAGAGTATAATACTTTGAATACTATACCAAGTTCCTTCGCTCGGTTCACATATAGATTGGTTTTTTCTAATAAGTCAATGAATGTTCGGTTCTCTTTACAACTTTCTGTAAAAACTTTCAAAACACATTCATGTACAATTAAAGCTTCAACAATTGAATTGCCTAATGATGTGTTTGGAAAACCCGTGGCACGACCTGTTACTCGCAACTTGAAATGAATTTCTTGTTGCAGTTTTGAATACTTACCAATGGAAACGTCTATCGGGGCGTAAGTGGCAGCCCTTAGCATATCAACCGGCACTCCTGCCGATTCGTATACTTCCAACTCTTTATCCAATAAACCTTTTCCTTGAGTAGCATCAAAAGCGGTCGCATCTGTTTCAAAGTACCATCTCTGTACACCTGCATTGATTAGGTCCTCTAACACCTCAATCCAAGTATCATCACCAGCAACACAGGCAATGATTCGTGTTATACCTTTTAACGGCATCTCTTCAATTCGACTTACTTCAGATATCAGTTTTTCAATGGTTAAACCAGCTGCAAATATCGTGTAAACCTCCAAAGTTCTTAATCCGTGAACATCTCGATTCTCATATTTCTTATAAAGCGCCTCTTGTTTCAATCCACCATGGATCTTATCAAAATAACGTTTATAAAAAATACTTAAACCAACGTGAGCATTGATTAAACATCTTGGTTTACATTCCAATTGTGCTTCGTCCAACTTAAGCATCAAAGACCTCGTTCTCAAACTATCATCTTCAACCGCACCATTCAAAAAATCGACTTTACCAGTCGTGTTGAGACTAGCCCACCACTTCTCGTATGCCAACCTTCTACTAGGTTTGAACTCCCTAACGATCTCTATAAAGATCGCCTCCACATTGTTAGGGGTTGCCACTTCAACGTCGTCTGCAGTCAAAACCAACGTAGCCACTTCCTTAATATTGTCCAAAAAGGACGATTTAAGTGTCACCGTATCGAGGGGTCTATACGCTAAAATACGCTTTTCAATAGCATAAGCATAGCTTGTAGCTGTACGAGGAGGGGGTACAAAAGTCCCTAATGATGGAACTTCTGCAAAAATCTCAACCTTATGGGAGCTAAGACTTTGTTCCTGTGCATCCATAGCGAAACTCATTGCCAATCCGGCCATATTAAAGTCGTCTATTTCCACTCTTACGTCACGTAACAGTGTTTCCGTCGTGTTTCGTGTTTCGTTGTCGATTACTACCGTCTTGGGTACATCAACAGGTACATGATCGTACTCTTTCCGCGCTGCGCTTATAATTGGTCTTTGTATGGTTCTAAAGAAAACATCTAGGATCATCATTTTATTTTCAGTAGCAGTTATCAAGGTATTGAACACAAATAGAAAATTCACTATTGACATGATTTGACCCGTGAAAATTAGTAAAAGTCCCATTCCTTGATGTATAGGAAATAAAATGGCACCATACTTAGTAAAAGTATAAGCGACGTTGTTTATCGTATGACTATAAACAACGAACCGATCGGTATCTTCTACTTTCTCTCCAACACTTAATAGGATCAATTTTTGCAAATAGAGCATGAGGTTGAAGACAAAGACACCTATGTTACCCTGTGAAATTCCGTCCAAAACTGCAACCACGAAGGCCGCTACGACGGGAGGCATAAAATAACATAGTTGTGAGAAAAGATAATTCTCGGCAACTGGCGCACCGAAAACAGACCAGAGATCTGCGGGGATATCTCCTAAGAACGATTGTAAAATGGAATAACCGATAGTACCCCGTCGCAGCCCTTGAAGGGCCCTAGTGACTCCAACTACCGCCGCTATGGTGCCAGCAACAGTTGAAGCTCGACTGGTTATCGCCGAACCTAAGGTTTGCCACCAGGGTTGAAGATTTAACTCTTCAAGAGGCGGTGCTTCCCTGAATTCGGAAATTCGTTCGTTGTAGATATCGCGCAGTTTCGACATAGTAGCTTTTAAAATTCTATGTTTTACTTCTGCTGCGCTTGGGAAAGCTTCTGAGTGTTTCCATAAATTGTCCATCCCTAAATTACGTAGCAATGCTGTTTGAAGCATCGCTAACGCAGTACTTTGTGGTACATCTGCACGAAACCTGAACTCAGAAATAGTTTTATATACATAGCGTGTGTATTCGTAAAACTTCAGATTTTCGCGGCCATCACTTGTGACAGCCCACAAAGCCTCCTCACTAAAGCCGAGTTTTTTACGACTTAGTTTGAGCGCCTCTACTAATGATGTTGAAGCATCCTTAGTAAAAGTTATATAAGTGCCCATGTGATCTAAACTGTGTACAGCACACTTTAAATCTCCGCGACCATCGGTCGCGCCATAAAATGGTGGGGGATGCTCATATATGTCTGAGGAAGTTGGGTCTCTATGGGGATAAGATAGAACACGATTTCCATTTTGAAAATGAAAAAAGCCTGACTCTCCTTGGTATCCAATCGGTGTAGACATCATATGGCCGAACCATACTACTTCCTTGCACTGTGTGTTTTCAGCCCTTAAAAGCAAACGAATCAAATTAGGAATCAATATTGGGCACTGGTAAACATCTCCCATATATATCGATTCGAATTTCGATAGGTTCTCTAATAAAAGCGTAGCACAAGCACTCGGAAGATCTACCTTCTTATCGCCTTGGCGCAGGTTAGCTCTTCTTAATTCTGGAGCTCTTGTATAAAAGTCTTTATCTGAAAAGACCCCGTAGAGAAAATTAAATTCACATGGTGGATTTAATTCTTTGACAATTGTAATATCCCGATGACTTGCATACAAGTCGGCACAAGACTTGGATCGAAATCCAGAGGTCTTGACATACGTTTTGAACATGTTGCGCCTAATTTGGGCCGCCAAAGCATGTGGATTTTCGGGAAAGTAGGGTTTCCCCTCTCCATCTAAACCCTCCGTATGTGGGATGTTGTTAATTACCGGATCTTCTATGGAGCTTGCCTCTCCATCGAACATCGGGTAATAACCACCAAACACAGGCGTCAGATTAACTGGCGAAATTACCTGTATCTTGGTATTTTTAACCGGTACGGTACCTTTCACGTTATTGTTATGAAAATTGTTATTATTTTCAGTTTTAGTAGGTAAACCGTCCGAGCTAGCTGCACTAGCCCCCACTTGACTGTGAGTTCCTTTCTCTCTATCCGCCGCCCGCTTACCTTTAAAATTGCGAGTTTTGTTTATGGGAGAAGAGGCGACCTTAGAAGCATTACCTCTAAAGCCCTTGTTGTTACTCTTTGCAACAACCGGATCTGTTTTGCATTCCTTAGTTGGTCGTATCACAACGACACTAGGAACGGTTGAAATACCAGGGGTTGACACTGGCTGTGTTTCATTCTGTGGCAGATCACCACCAGGGACAACAATATTATTCGATGCCATCAGCTATCTAC